CCCCTTCCTCATGCCCAGGCCCCGTGAGTGGCAGAAGGGACTTGTCCGACCGAGTGACGGCCCGGACACCAAGAGCAGGTCCCTTGCCGTGGCCCGGCGGTTATTCCCGGATGCACCCTTGACCAGGAAGAAAGACCACAACCGGGCAGATGCCTTGCTCTTGGCCTGGTGGTCACGGAAACAATAGGAGATCCACTATGCTTTTGACGAAGATCAACCAGGCAGAGGCAGAGGCCAAGCGCTTTTTGCAGCGAGTGAAGACCCTCAAGGATTCATGTGGGAACAATGAGTATGCCATTTCATACGGCAACAAGGAGACCGGCGCGGTTCGCCGGGCATCAATGGATCTCACCCGAGCACTTGCAGACATGAGGCAGTCATGAGCAACCTATGGATAAATTGGCGTTTTGGCGTGCGACATTTGCAGATCGGTCCTGACTGGCCATTTGTTACATTCTCCATCAATCCGCATCATGTAGCTAATAAGCCAAAAAAGTTTTTTGAAATTTACTAACTCAGACATGAGGCGGTCATGACCGACGAGTGGACCACCACCCTTAACGGCATCAGGATTGATCAGGTGACGGGTGAAGCACGATTCCAAGGCACCTGGTACCCGAGCTTTACAGATGCGCTGAAAGCCCTGCGGGAGTACGAACGGGCAGCCCTCATTCATGCAGAAGAGGAGATGGACCGGCGGCGGGACGAACAGGAAGACTACAGGACGAATGTCTGACCGCGTGCAGAAAGTTATACTAAACAAGAAATCGTATGCGCAAAATACGCGCAAAAAGATCACGGGTCCTCTCTAGCCGTCATTTTGCAGGGGTCGGCGGCTACCCGATTTTCGCTTATGTAACACGATTTAAACCAAAAGTGACACGATATGCACGAGCGCTACCTACCCAGAGATGAATTGATCAAGGCCTTGTCCCTGAGCCTTTCGTTGTTCCGGAAGCTCAGGCGGGAAGGTGCTCCAGGTCCGAAGGGGCGGGGTCAGTCGGCAGAATGGCCCCTGTTCGCGTGGAGCCAGTGGCTTTTGGATCGACCATTCCGACCGAACCAGAACCGGGCGGCCCTCCAGAAGGCGGCAGAGATCCTTCGAGATCGTGACGGCACCCTCGTTCCGGAAATCATCGAGCCCGTGACCAGGGAGACCGGCAACCAGGAGATCGGCCTGGAGGCGGCCCTGGAACGTCTCCGGCAGGCAGAACAGGCCACCTTTGCCAAGTGGCAAGAGAGCTTCAACGCAAACAGGAAGGAATCCCCGGTTTTCTTCAAGGATTGGCAGACGGCTCTGGATCTCTTGCGCAAGGCCGAAAAAAATTTGACCGACCATCTCACCCAACGGCGTGACCTTCTCCCGGCCCTGGAGGTCAAAACATGGCTGGCCCGGAAGATCGAGGCCACCAAGTCAACCCTTCTGGATATGCCCGGAAAGGTATCACCCGAGCTCGAAGGCCTACCCTGGCCGGAAATACAGAAACGACTGACCGAAGAGGTCCGGGATGCTCTTGGAAAGCTGCAAGACGCTGGATGATTGGTGGTCCGACAATTGGACCCCGCCTGCCTGTTTGAACACCTGGGAGTGGGCCGAGGAACACCTGGAGCTTTCAGCCAGGGCAACAGCCTACCCGGGGAAATATCGGACACGGCACACCCCGTATGTCCGGGGACCCCTGGAAGACTTCCAGGACCCGGCAATCAGGCGGATCACCCTTTGTTTTTCAGCGCAAAGCGCAAAGACCACCACCCTTATGGTCATGCTTGGCTATGCTATCGACCAGGACCCCGGGCCGGTCCTTCTGGTCCAGAGCAGCATGGATGCGGCCCGTTCCTTTTCCAAGAATCGCCTGCAACCCTTGATCGAGGATTGCCCCTGTCTGGCCCGGCACAAGTCCGGCAACAGGTTTGATTTCAACTCCACGGAAATGATTCTGGATCGCCTGTCCCTCTACCTCCAGGGGGCGGGAAGTCCTTCACAACTCGCATCGAGGCCCATTAAATATCTTATGGCCGACGAAGTGGACAAATGGCCGGATCAGTCCAAGCGGGAAGCAGACGCCCTGTCCCTGGCCCTTGAGCGCGTCAAATCCTACCGGTCTCACAAGATCATCCTTGCATCCACCCCGACCATCGAGACGGCCCCGATATGGACGAATTTCAAGGCCGGGTCACAGTGCCGTTTCTATGTCCCGTGCCCCCATTGCGGCAGCCTGTTTGTCATGACGTGGCCCATGATCAAATGGAAGAAGTCCGACCACCTGGAAGAGGTGAAGGGGTCGGTCTATCTCGAATGTCCTCACTGTCAGGGACGGATCACCGAGCGCGACAAGTCAACCCTTCTGTCCAAGGGGTCATGGATCGCAGAAAACGAAGATGCCCCGGCAAATCACCGAAGCTACCACCTGAGCGAACTCTACAGCCCATGGACCAGGTGGGGGGATCTCGTGGGCAAGTTCCTTCTGGCCAAGGCCGAGGCCAAGACCGGCGCGACAGGGAGCCTGCACAACTTCATCAACAGTTCCCTTGCCGAACCCTGGATTGAAGACGAGCACGTCAAGCGGCGGAGCGCTCACGATCTGCAACGGCTATGTGACAAGCGGCAACCCGGCCAGATTCCGGACGATGGAGTTCTTGCTCTGACCATGGGGGCGGACACCCAGGACAACGGTTTTTGGTATGTGGTCCGAGCATGGGGAAGGGATCTTGAATCCTGGTTGATCAGGGAAGGCTTTTGCCCGGACCTGGAGACCTTGCGGACCATTGCCAGTGAATCCCGCTACCAGGACAGCAGGGGGAATCTGTATGCGGTTTCTCGCGTCTTCATCGACTCAGGCGGCCACCGTACCGGGGAAATCTACGAGCTGGCCAGAAGTCATCCCTTGTTCGTACCCATCAAAGGGGAGATCAGACTTGCCGGGCGGCCCTGGTCGGTCTCCGTCCTGGACAGCATCCCCAGGCGAGACGGCAAGAAATACCCCGTGCCCGGCGGTCTCCAGCTCATGCGGTTGGACGTGACGTATTACAAGGATCTTTTGGCAGGGAAACTAAACCTCGAGCCCGGGAGCCCCGGTTTCTTCCATCTTCATGAAGAAGTGAGCGGGGATTACCTGGCCCAGATGACAGCGGAATACAAAGACGAAAAAGGGCACTGGCAATGCCCCAGGCACAAGGCAAATCATTTGTGGGATTGTGAAGTTTACTGTCTGGCAGCGGCAGACATCCAGGGAATCCGATTCATCAACAGGAGCGCGAACCATGAGCAAATCAAGCAGAACCCCCAAAAGAAACGACGACCTTCAACAAAATGGTGGTGACGCCCCCCAGGGCAGACCCCTTTCGGGAATGGATGAGATCGGGGAATATGTCCGGCGATCCTCGGTCACGATTCTTGATTGGATTCGGAATATGGGTTTCCCGGCCTCGAAGATCGGCGGGATCTGGGAGAGCGACACCTTTCTTATAGACAGGTGGAGGCGGGAGCAGATTACAGAACGTGTCAAGCAAAACAACACGAAATCAATGGTAAATTCAGCCTAGATCATCCCTAAATTTAGTAAATTACCAAAAAACCATAAAAGCCATGCTACACCCCGAGAAAACAGGAGTGTATTGCATGGCTTTTACTACTTGGACGGCCCTTCTCACAGAACTGAGAAACGATATGGCATCCGGAATGTGGAGGATGAAGCGCTACCAGATCGGTGACGTTGAAACCGAATACCGGACCTTCTCCGATTTCATGTCCATGTTCCGTGAAGTGGAGCACCGGGCCGAGCTGGAGAGCCAGAGCACAGCGGCCCCCATTGGCCGAGCGTATGCCAGAGGGGGTTCCAGATGGTAGGCAAGGCCATTGACCGCCTCATTGGACTATTCAGCCCCAAGGCCGAGCTTTCCCGCACCCTGGCCCGGCGCATGGTCAAAGGTGAACGGATGTACGCGGCGGCCAAGTCCGGCAGGAAAACCGGCGCATGGTCTCCGGTCGAATCCACGGTCAATGACGAGATCCGGGTTTCCTCCCAGAAGGTCAGGGAACGTGTCCGGCAGCTTGTCCGGGATTTTCCCTATTTCAGCCGTGCAGTGGATCAGCTTGTTTCACTCACCGTGGGGCAGGGAATCAACTTCCAGTCCAAGGCGGATCCGGCGCTTAGATCCCGCATCGAGGACGCATGGAAACGCTGGTCCGAGCAGGCCGACATCACAGGCCGTTTGTCCTTCCCCGATATTTGTCAGCTTGCAGTTCGGCAGGAGTGCGAAAACGGCGAATTTTTCTTTATTCTCAGACAGTCCAAGGACCCCAAGCGCTTCCTGCCCTTTGCATTGCAGGTCATCGAGTCCGACCGCCTCACCGACCTGGGCACATCACCGAACAAACAGAACACCATCGACCAGGGCGTGGAGTACGACCCATCCACCGGGGAAGTGAAATTCTACTGGTTCGAGTCCGACACCAAGCCCCTACGCATCCCGGCGGCCCAGGTGGTCCACGGTTTCAAGATGGTTCGCCCTGGCCAGCTCCGGGGGATCTCACCCTTTGCCCCGGGCGTTCTTTGCGCTCACGACCTGGCCGAATATCTGGACGCCGAGCTCGAGGGCGCGAAAATGGCGGCAAAGTACTTGGCCTTTATTGAGGCCCCGGACATTGCAGCCTACCAGACAGCCCACGGAATCGGAGTGAACCCCGAATCAGGCCAGCGGGAAGATGAGCTGGAAAATGCCGTGCTGGAATATCTCCGGCCCGGTGAAAAGGTGAACCTGGCCAGCCACAACCGGCCCGGGGACAATTTTGAGCCTTTTGTCAAATTGATCCTGCGTATGCTCTCCGTTTCCACCGGCGTTCCCTACGAGCTTCTTTCCGGTGATTACACGGGGATCAATTATTCAACCATGCGCGTATGCCGGAACGACCTTGCCCAAGCCTTGAAGGTCCCCCAGGGACGCATCATCAACCAGCTCTGCAAGCCGGTTTTCCATGAGGTCATGAATCAGGCCGTTTTGACAAACAAGCTCCAGATCCCCGGATATTGGGATGATCCCAGAAGGTTTCATGCCTGCAAGTGGATTGTCCCAGGCATGGAGCCCATCGACCCCTTGAAGGAATCCAAGGCCCACGTTGACCAGCTCGACAGCCTGCTCAGGTCTCCCCAGGAGATAGCAGCGGCCCGGGGGCGCGATTACGAAGAAATCTTGGACGAGATCCAGCAGGCCGAAGAAATGGCCAAAAAGCGCGGTCTCTCACGCGGGGAAGTCAACACGGCCCTGGCCAGCAACCCGGCAACCATCGAGGATGAATAATGCCAAAGATCACAACCCGAAAGATGCCATTGACCGGGAAGGCCCCGGCCACCCTGGATGAAGAGTCCCGGACCGTTGAAGCGGTCATGACCACCGAGACCCCTGTCAGGGTTTTTGATTGGGACCACGGGGTCATCGATGAAGTCCTTCTCATGAAGGGGGCGACATACCCGGATCAGGTCCCTTTGCTCGACAATCACAACAGGTGGGACGGCGTGGAAAAGGTCCTTGGTTCCGTCTCCGACATCAGATTGGAAGATGATCGGATGATTGGAAGCGTGACCTTCTCCCGCGTCCAGGCCGGTTATGACGCATATACCAAGACAGCCGAAGGACATCTCACTGATTTTTCCATCGGCTATATCGTGACCAAGGCGGTCTTTGTGCCCGAAGGGGAGCAGCAGACCATCGAAGGCAAAACATTTACAGGCCCGGTCAAGGTCTCCACCGAGTGGGAGCTCAAGGAATTGAGCATCACCCCCATTGGAGCAGACGACCAGGCAAAAGCACGGACCTATCAGGAGGTTCCAGACATGCCCAAACCTACAGACAACACCCCCCAGGACAAGGACCTTCTGGCCCAGGAACGGACCAGAGCGGATGCTATCATGGGTCTTGGCGATCAGTTCGACTGCCAGACCGAAGCCCGGGAAGCGATCCGCTCCGGTGTGACCGTGGCCGACTTCCAGAGCCAGGTCCTTGAAAGAATGGCCCAAGATCGCAAGGCCCCGGCGGCCCGTGTGGAAATGGGTCTCACCGATGACGAGAAGTTCCGAGGAGCCGCCCAGGAAGCACTTCTGGTCCGGGCGGGTATCTCCGACAAGCACGAGGAAGCAGCAGACCTGGCCAGCCATACACTCCGCGACATGGCCCGGGAATGCCTCATTCGTTCCGGCCAGCGTCCCCAGGGTTCACCCCTGGCCATGGTCGGACGTGCAATGACCAGCTCCGACTTTCCGAAGATCCTGGCCAACACCGCCAACAAGTCCCTTCTGGCCGGATATGAGGGTGATGATAATTCATCCTGGAAGGTATGGTGCGGGACCGGTTCCATCTCCGATTTCAAGCAGCTTTCCATCGTCAGGCCTTCGGAAATGTCCGACCTGGAAGAAGTCCTGGAAGCCGGGGAATATACCTACGGGACCCGTGACGAGGAACGTGAGCAGGTCCAGCTTGCCACCTATGGCCGATTGTTCGCCATCACCCGGCAGGCGATCATCAATGATGATCTTGCCGCCCTGGCTGACATTCCCAAAGCCCACGGTGAAGCAGCGGCCCGAAAGGTTTGTGACTGCGCGTATGCGGTCCTCACAGCCAATGCAAACATGGCAGACGGAACCCCTTTGTTTCATGCCGATCATGGCAACCTGGCGGGTACAGGCGGCGCTCCGTCCATCTCCACACTGGCCTCTGCTATCGCTGCAATGAAGATCCAGAAGGACATTGCCGGAATCCGTGTGCTGAATATCAGGCCCCGTTTCTTCATTGCCCCGGTTGCCCTGGAAGGATCGTGTGAGCAGCTTTTCCGCTCCACTTTGGAAGGCACCCAGGCTACGCCGAACATGATCAACCCGTATGCAGGCGACTACTTCCAGCGCGTCTACGATGCCCGTCTGGACGGCGACGATGCCAACGGTTGGTACCTGGCAGGCCCCAAGGGAAAGACCGTGACCATGTTCTTCTTGAACGGCAACGAAAAGCCCTACCTCGAGACCAAGGACGGCTTTGAGGTTGACGCCTTGGAATACAAGGTCCGGATCGATTGCGCGGCCAAGGCCGTTGACTATCGAGCTCTCTACATGAACGATGGAGGCGCAGAATAATGAAAAATCTTATTCAGGACGGAAAGACAATGACCTGGATCAACTCCACCGGCAGTGACGTTTCCTCCGGGGATCTGGTCAACGTGAATGGAACCTTCGGCGTGGCCCTCGGGGACATTGCCAACGGCGCAAGCGGCACCCTTGGCATGAAAGGGGTTTACGAGATCCCCGCCATCAGCACGGCGGCCATCTCCCAGGGGAATCCCGTGTATGAAGACACATCCACCGGAAAGGGGAGCCCCGTAGCCGAAGACCAAAAGTATATCGGCCTTGCGTGGGAAGCCAAGGCAGAAGCGGGAACCAGCGTCAAGGTGAAGCTTGGCGCAGGGTATCATCCCATAGTGAATAACGAGGCGTAAATGAATATCCCCATCAAGGTACTTCAAAAGGTCATCGAGCTTGCCCAGGACACCCCCGGAGTCGATTACTGCCCCAGGGAAGGCGTGAAGTGCCCGGCATGTGGAAGCCATCTCAAAACAGATAAAGGGATCTATCGGACAAGGCCTTGGGAAGGATCTTGCCGGGAACGATATCACAAGTGCCCGGTGTGCGGACTTCGTTTCAAGTCCATCGAATCCCTGAAATCATAAATTGCCCTGGCCGGCACGTGGGCGCGTTTCCTCATGGCGTGTCCACACATAAAGACCACTTGTCCACCGGGATCCGGGCAGGTGGTCTTTTTTTGCGGAGAAGGGCAAGAGGTACCCCTTGACTTGACCAAGAAATTTATGATCAGGGCATTTCTTCTTTCTGGCCGGGACAGATGGCCTTTTTTGTTCCAAGGGAAACGAAAGGTGGTGGAACATGTGGTGGAACCATGTTTTTTTGGATTTTCTATTGATCAAGAAAACATGTGGTTATGATGCTGGTTCGATGGACTAGCCCTCCGCCATTCCACTTATGTCTCTACATCCCGCACCAGCAATGGGCGGGATTTTCTTTTTTCCTCCCCCGTTGTTTTTCTTGTTTCGTCAGCTGTTTTT